GTCCACTTTAGGTTGCCGTCTTTGTCATGGCACTCTATGTGATAGATGCCAGTAGCTTTGGCTTGATCGCCAGCACCTGAGTTAGCAATAAAACCACTGGAAACATGGTCGGTTGCTTTAAGTTTTTCCGTGGTCATATTGACTCCTTAGTTAGAACTGCGAATCAATGCAGCCGATGCTGTGTTGGCTGGCATTGTGATTGTGAAATTGGTAGAAGTTTTGTCAGACCCAAAGTCCAACACAACAATAGATTTGTTGCCTTGTGTAACGTTGTAAATCAAAGCACACCGAGCCGTAACCGATGCGTTAAACACAACGTTGCTAAAGTTAACATACGCTGTAGACCCAGAGGACTCAATCGTTACGCCAGTCAATAGCACTCCGCCGGGGCTGTAACCTGTGCCACTAACTTCCCCATCTGTTGTGTAAACAGTGGTGGCTTCGTTTAAATCAGCATTAGCCGTGTACAGGGCAATCTTTAACGTATTGGTAGATAAGTTATGAACGCCCGTGTACAACTCTGTTTTAAAGCTGGTCGTTTGAGTTTGGAGAATGCTGCTCATGAAACAGACACCCTGACCTGACCATCACGATAAGCATCAGCACGCTGTTTGCCATCTGCCAAGTTTTTATACAGAGCAATAGCCTGTACATAACGTTGTTGTGCAAGCTGAACCATGTCGGCTTCACCCTTCATGTAGGTGTAAGCCTCGCAAATAGTTCCATACAAAAGCACAGAATCAAAGTTATCACCCAGCCATGTAGTACCGGCAGTGACAATAGACTCAGGGTAATAATTGTAGTGAAGCTCTGCGTTGTAATCAGCACTAGGCGTTGGGCCAACAATAAACGCCAACTCATTGACATCGGTAGACTGCGGGCCAAAGATTGCATAGTGTTTAGGCTCAGATGCAAATGCAGACAAAGGATATGCTTCACGAATAAAGTTCACATCTTTGTTGAGCAAGTACAAATAGTCGCCTTGAAATACTACGGCTCCAGAAACTGCGCCGCTATTAGCCACGGTCAACGTGATAGTTGTCCCAGCAATACTGCGAACCGCTGCATTTGTGCCAATCCCACTACCTGTGACCTGCTGGCCTACTGCAACCCCAGTTGTACTAGCCACAACAATTGTTTTCTGCCCAGCTGTTCCTGTGGCAGTTGTGGTGTTGTATGGATACACAGCAAGGCTATACACCGATAAAAAGTCATTTGGACACTGCAAATACTTGTTGCCGGTGGTCAATGAACCTGTCACGTTCTTTCGCAAATTAGCGGGCTGCGCAGAGTTATAGATGCGCTGCTCCGCCTGACGAATGAACACATTCATATTGTCAGTTGGGAAAGAGTTCTCGCAGTAATCGCTTACCTGCGCGACAAGCTCGGTGTAGTTCATGCCATTGGGCCTCTACTCATAAAGCCTTTAGTAGCTGCGCCTGCGCCACGCATTTTGATACCAGACGTTTTAGTTGCTGGTTGTGCGCGACGAGAAATGTTTCCAACAGACATATTGACTGTATTGGCATCGCTGTGGTCAGGGCCAGAACCGGGATTGTCAGAAGCTTTAACTTCTTTGCCAGTCATGGTGTGTGGTTTGGCATAGACCTTGGCATCGCCAACTTCTTTGCCCATCATTTTTTTACTGTATGTAGCCATGATTAACCTCGTTTCTGATTGGCAATTTTTGCCAAGTTACGACCCATAGTCTTCATGTCAGAGTTGGTTTTACCCTTACCCTTACCTTTTCCGCCCATCATTTCTTTTTGGGAAGGGCCACTGGTAGGAAAGACTTGAACGTCAGTCTTGCCTTTTTTAGCAATGCCGTCGGCTGATTTTGTATACGCCATTTTAAGCTCCTTAAGATACTGTAAATTGATTTGACTTGCTCAAATTGTCTGATGCGGGTATTACCTGCAAATTATGAAGCACATGCAGTCCAGATGCAAGCTCACCCTGCAAAGGAATTACATGATCTACATGCCATTTAAAGCCAAAAAGCTTGGTTCGTAAAACAGCCAAGTCATAAACTTCCTCAATCATCCAATGGTCTTCTAATGTTAACCAATTTGGAGTTCTATTGTCTTTGGCTATCTGATAGCGTCTTGTCTTTGCAGTCCACTTGCCAGCATTATTTTTGCGATACTGAGCACGTACTTCTTTAACTTTTTGAGTTTGCTCATACGCTTTTTGGTAAATCGCCTGATAAGTTTTAAGCTTTTGGCTATTTTTACGGTAGCCAACCAGATACTCTTTTCGACCCGTTGTACGCTGTCTATCCATTGCACATTCAAAACAATCAGCATTAACTACAAAACGTACACCAGAATGCCCATTTTTACATGGCACACCTTGATACTTTTTATCCCCAGCCAATTGAGCATCTTGTTTATTTTTCATGAAACCGTGACCGTCCCAACTGAAGTTGTAGCAACAAGATAATTAGGTGTCAATCCTGCATCATTTAAACTACCCCCGCCAACCGGTTGCCAGCCCCACTGAATGTCTCGTGAACCACCAGACAGATTGCCATTAGCATTTACACCAGAAGTTACATACGTTGTATCTCTACGTGGGTTACGTAGGGCTTGTGGATCATCTACTGGAAACGTACCTAACATCAACTGTGGCTGATCGGGATCCCAACACTCAGGGCAAACCAACAACTCATACTTACGCTGTTTAATAATTTCAGTCTTAAGCTGTTTTAACCTAAATTGCTGGCCGCAGCGATCACATTCAGCAATCGCTATCTTGCCGGATGCGTACCGATTACCCATTAGTAACCTCCGCCACTTCCAATAAACATTGGTCTAGGAACAAGGCGAAGCGGAGCTTTCTCACGGTCTTCACCAGCGGCAATCTCAAAAGTCTCGTCGTAAATCTGTTTAAGCATCTGGATGCGGGGCATCAATTCAGGTACTTTAATTGCAATGTGATACGCTAAACCAGCTACAAGGCACGGCAAAAAGCGGAAGTTCATGTCGGCGGTCTCAACACCAGCGCCAGCATCCTGCACTCGGCGCAGTCTCCAGTACACAAATTGATACGGAGTAGTGTTGTCAGGCGTAGGCCAGACTGTTACGGCTGGAAGCTGAGGTACAAACACCGCAGTACCATCTGCTTGAGCGGCGGCTGTTGTGTTGTTCTGGCCACGGAATACACCACCTAGGGTATTTCCTGATACGTATGTGTAGTAAATATCTTCAGTGCCCAGACGGATAAATCCTGAGCCAGCTAAACCCACTATGGTGTTAAGCGTTATTGTGGTGTCCGTTGCCGTAATCGCGCCCACCAAGACCGAATTGGTTGGGTTAGTTTCGCCAGAAAGTCTTTGAATCCATACTTGGATTGGACGAGCTTGGCTAAGTTTGTTTGGAATGGTCGCATAGGTAGAAACACTAATACGTGAGATTGTTAAGTCTGCCTGCGTAGATGCAGTGTTAGACCCAGTGCGGATTACATGTTCTAACAAATCAATGGTGTCGGTTGGCAGTGCATACGTGGCCAAGCCGGGGGTCAAATTAATGATCCCCTGCTCCATCGTCCACATGTTGATGCCTTTAGACTGCCACTCAATAGTCATCAGGTTCATAGAACGACGAGCTGTACGCAAGTCATAACCAGAACGCATTTCACGGCCCGCACGCTCCCATGCTTCCTCGGCAATCTCCGTGAATTCCATGTTGAAAAGTGTTGAGCCGGTAGTGGTCATCTAAATCCTGCCGTTTTCTTTGCAATAGTTTTGGGCTGCGCCACGAACTGTTTGCCAGATGCTTTGCCAGCACGTTTGGCTTTAGTTGTAGCTGCATACTCGGCGGGTGTCAAAGACTTAATAGCTTTCTCAGGCAAATACCGCTCCCCCGTCTTACTCGACGGTTTACCGGACTTGGTGCGCCATTTCTGGTCACCCCAATCCTTGAGCGATTTTTGAGGGGCTTTCAATCTCTGTATCCTCCGCCAGCTTCCTTGTATTTTTTAGCTACAAGTTGAGCTTTACGAGCTGACCATTGGCCTGCGCCAGTGCCATGGGTGTTTGCGGCTTTTACCTGAGACACAATCCGCTTGCGCAAACTGGGTTTCGTGTAGTTGCCAGCAGCGTTAACTTTGCCGCCTTCAGCATACTGCGTAAAGTCAGTATTATCCCGACGTGCTTTTTTCTTTGCCCCGGGCATTTTGCTTGGGGATATGGCTCCCATACCACGGCTTGGCATCATGATCTAGCACATCTTTCCGCGTGTTTTACCACGCTTAGCTATACCGTCTGCACGAGTAACACCACCACTAGCTAGCTTTTTAGGCTTACTCACAGATGCGCCATCCTTGTCTTGCGGAACTGGCATACCTTCGCGGAACACTGTGTCTTT